GACAACGGTCAGCAAAACGTTTAATTAATCTAGGGGGATTCGTCCCCCACTTAAATCTTTAGGAGATTAATTATGGGTATGCAATATGACGTAAAAATGGTGCATGCGGATGCAAACGTGCAAGCTATTACTGGTCCTGTTCGAGTAAAAGGTTATCAAGTAGCCTCTGGTGGAGTTGCTGGCGAGATTCAGTTTTGGGATACCGCCTCTAATTCTGCTACTGGCACAGAACGCCTAACGCTAAATGTCACTACCAATACTGCCGTTATTTCTACATTGATTCCGGGTGAGGGTATCCGTTTTAATGATGGCGTATACATAAAACTACCAGCTAACGCAGCAGTTACAACGTTTTATGGCTAAGAAGAAAGGCCCCTCTCTAGCAGTTGGTAGAGGAGAGAAACTTCCCGTTTCTCAAGGGGCTGGCCTTACCGCTAAAGGTAGAGCTAAGTACAATGCAGCAACAGGAAGTAACCTTAAAGCCCCACAGCCTGAAGGCGGAGCAAGGAAGAAGTCTTTCTGCGCACGTATGTCTGGTATGCCTGGACCAATGAAAGATGAGAAGGGTAAGCCTACTCGTAAAGCGGCTTCTTTAGCCCGATGGAAATGCTAAAATGAGTATTATTGACCCAATTGAAACTGCTAGAGAACTAGCAACACATGCTAGTAATATTGAACATCTACAGGTAGATATGGACAAAATGGTAAAGGAGATGGCTGAAATTAAAACCACGCTCCAAAACATAGAAAGAACTTTGTCTGAAGCTAAGGGTGGTTGGAAAACATTAATGGCTATAGGTGGTTTTATTAGTTTTTTAACTGGAATAGCTGGATTTATTGCTGGATATTGGGGGCAAAAATAATGCCAAGCGTATCAAAAAAACAACACAACTTTATGGCTGCTATTGCCCACTCACCAGGGTTTGCAAAAAAAGCTGGAGTTGGTATGGATGTAGGTAAACATTTTATGACTGCCGACAAAGGCAAAAAATTTAAAGAAGGTGGAACTATGAAACACGAAGACATTAAAGAAGATATGCCAATGATGAAAAAGGTTGCCAAGGCAGAAGTTGCATCGCACGAAAAGCGTATGCACAAAATGGCTAAGGGCGGCGTAACTCGTGCAGACGGTTGCGTTATGAAAGGCCATACCAAAGGCACAATGGTCAAGATGAAATCTGGCGGGATGTGCTAAATCATGCCATACGAAGAGACTGGTAAAGAAAAAGAGAAGCGTGAAGCCTATTACAAGGCCAATAAAGAACGTGGAATCCGTCAGGAAAAGCAACGTGAATATGAAATGTTTGGCACAACCGAACAGAATATTCCCGCTGTTGATACTATGGGAAATGTTACTGGTATGAAAAAAGGTGGTTCAGTAAAGTCCGCCTCTGCTCGTGCTGATGGTTGCGCTATTCGTGGTAAGACTAAAGCATGAGACCCTCTCGTGGTATGGGCGCAATAGCCCCGTCCAAAATGCCTAAAGGTACTAAGAAGCCCCGTAGAGACAATACGGACTTTACTCAGTATGCTGAAGGTGGAGAAGTTAAACCGGGATTATATGCAAATATTCATGCGAAGCAAAAGCGTATTGCTGCTGGCTCTGGTGAAAAGATGCGTCCTGTTGGATCTAAGGGTGCGCCTACTAAAGCGGCATTTACTCAATCTGCTAAAACAGCGAAGAAAAAATAATGGCAACAACTGGAACAACCGCATTTAATCTAGATGTAAATGATCTAATCGAAGAGGCATTCGAGAGATGCGGCAAAGAACTGCGTACTGGCTATGACTTTAAAACAGCCCGTCGCTCTTTAAACCTATTGACCATTGAATGGGCTAACCGTGGAATTAACCTCTGGACAGTAGAGCAGGGCATAATCCCAATGGTTACAGGTCAAGCTATGTATCCTATTCCTGTAGATACTATTGACCTTATGGATACCGTTATCCGCCAAAACAATGGAACTTCTAACCAGATTGACATCAATATCAGCCGTATTGCTGAGCCGACCTACATGAGCCTGCCTAATAAGCTCGCACAGGGGCGCCCGATTCAGGTGTATATCAACCGTCAGTCAGGTCAAGAAAACCTCTCAGACGCCCTTTTAAGCGCTAATGTAAGCTCTTCTGATACCACTATTACCCTAACATCTACAAATAACTTAGCTTCTGCTGGATTTATTAAGATTGGCGCAGAGACAATTAGCTATCCTAATGTTAGTGGAAACCAGCTTTTAAACTGCGCCCGTGGTCAGAACAATACGACTGCCGCAGCTCATCTTGCTGATGCTCCTGTTACAGTGCAGAACTTACCCTGTATTAATGTATGGCCGACTCCGAATGCTCCTGGCGACCAGTACCTATTCGTTTATTATCGCTTGCGCCGCATCCAAGATGCTGGCTCAGGTGTGTATGTACAAGACATTCCATTCCGCTTTATTCCTTGTATGGTTGCTGGATTGGCTTATCAGTTGGCAACAAAGCTTCCAGATGTGGATATGAATCGTATCCCAATGCTGAAGTCAGATTATGAGCAACAGTTCCAATTGGCAGCAGACGAAGATCGTGAGAAAGCTCCGATTCGTTTTGTACCTAGGATGTCGTTCTATGGTGGAGGAGGCCGTTAACAATGCCGAATCAGTTCGCTTCGGGCAAGTGGGCAATTGCCGAATGTGACAGATGCGCTCAAAGATTCATGTTAAAAGAGCTTCGGACACAAACGGTAAAAACCAAGCCATATAAGATTAAAGTTTGCCAAGCATGTTGGGATCCTGACCATCCTCAGTTACAATTGGGTATGTATCCGGTAAACGACCCGCAAGCGGTTCGGGAGCCTCGTCCTGATGTAAGCTATTGGCAGTCTGGTACTAATGGATTGCAGATTAATTTAACTGGTATTGGGCCAGATGGATTAGGAAACCCAGATATGGGTAGTAGGATTTTCCAATGGGGCTGGGCGCCAGTTGGTGGTTCAAGGTTGTTTGACAATGCTTTAACGCCAAATGACTTGATAGGCAACACACAACTTGGTACAGTAACGGTTAGTATAACTTAGGAGTCATTATGACATTCAAAAAAGCAGCAGACGGCGTAACAAAAACTGGTAAAACCAAAGGTAAAAATCTTGGCGATACAGGTCCAACCTTAGCTATTCAAACTGGCAAAGGCAAAAAAGGTGCATCTACCGTTACTGGCGCAGCAATGAAAGCTGTTGGCCGTAACTTAGCTCGTGCCAAAAATCAGGGGTAATCATGGCTACTAATAAATCAGTAAAACCAACTCCAGCAGGAAAGTATCCTCTTGGTCATGCTAAAGAAGCTAAAGACGCAAGCACTTGGTCATATAAGTTTCCAGAAAGCACTGGCACAGCTAGAGACATTGGTGTTTATGCACAACCTGGGCCAAACACAATGAGCGCAGATATTCAATATGCAACAAACCCAAACAGTATGACGGCTGATGAGTCTACTCCAGGCGGAATGCCAGCACGTAGTGTGAGTATTGGTAATAAAACTCGTGGTCCTAAGACTGACGGTATTACTATGCGTGGTTATGGTGCTGCAACTAAAGGCATCAAATCTAGAGGTCCGATGGCTTAATGGATTACAACGAACTTTTTCAGCAAGTACAAGCGTATACAGAGAATATATTCCCTGATACGTATGTAGAGCTGTCTGGCGGTAATACGAGTACGGTTAATGTAACCACTCAGATTAATACGTTCATTCAGCAAGCGGAGAAGCGCATCTATAATACGGTGCAGATTCCTTCTTTGAGAAAAAACGTTACTGGTAACTGTTCTAGCACTAGCAAATACTTAGCCTGCCCAAATGACTACCTTTCTACCTATTCGTTAGCGGTTATTCAGGCCGATGGTAATTATGAGTACTTGCTAAACAAAGATGTTAACTTTATCCGCCAAGCTTATCCAGATCCAACAGCTACGGGTTTACCCCGATATTACGCTTTGTTTGGCTCTAGATTGAATGATCCAAATGAATTAACATTCATTCTTGGCCCAACACCAGACGCTAGCTATGGCGCTGAGCTGCATTACTTTTATTATCCAGAGTCGATCGTTGATGCTGGTTCTTCATGGCTTGGTGACAACTATAGTCCTGCCTTACTTTATGGCTCTTTAGTTGAAGCCTATACTTATATGAAAGGTGAAACAGACATGTTAGCCACGTATAATAGCAAATACAATGAGGCGCTAGCCCAATTAAAACGTCTTGGAGATGGGCTTGAGCGCCAAGACGCTTATCGTAATGGTCAAGCTCGTGTTCAAGTTACTTAATTTTTAGGAGTCATAAATGGCAATTACCCAAGCAATGTGCGACTCGTTCAAGGTGCAAATCCTTGCCGGTCAACAAAATTTAACATCTGGCGCAACACCCGTATATAAGATTGCTTTGTATACTAGTGCAGCTACCCTATCCAATGCAACAACTGCGTACACGACTTTGAATGAGCAGACTAGTTCAGCTTCAAACTATACCGCTGGTGGTAATACACTAACAGTTAGTCAAAGTCCTACCTCTACAGGTAACGTAGCGTTTATGTCGTTTGCGAATAGCTCATGGACTAATGCGAATATTACGGCTAACGGTGCGTTGATTTATAACAGCACTGCAAATACGGCTGTTGCTGTGTTGGCTTTTGGTGGCGATAAGACTGCTACTAACGGTACATTTAGCGTTATATTCCCAACAGCAGACTCAACCTCAGCTATTATCCGTATAGCATAACAGGAGCTTTAAATGGCTCTTGTATTATTTGATCGGGTGAAAGAAACCAGCAATACTGCTGGTACTGGTACTATTGTTCTTGCAAACGTTGCAGTTGCGGGCTATCAGCTTTTTTCTGCTGTTGTTGCTAATAATAGTACGACTTACTACACTATTGCCGATCAAACTGGAAGTAACTGGGAAGTAGGTATTGGAACTTATTATCTTAATAATGTATCGCTTGCCCGTACAACAATCCTATCTTCTAGTAATGCTGGCTCTTTAACAAACTTTACTAATGTTACACACGATGTGTTTATTACTTACCCTGCTGAAACTTCTGCATTAGGCGGAAGCGGGCAAGCAATTATAGTAAATCAAGCAAACGCTACAGCAAATTACACAATTGCTGCTGGTACTAATGGCTTCTCTGTTGGCCCGATTACACAGTCTAATGGAGTATCAATAACGGTTTCATCAGGTTCTCGCTGGGTGGTTATCTAATGAGCGTAATACAAGCTGGAAACACGACTACTACATCGTTGATTTATACGGGCGATACAACTGGCAATCTAGTCTTTACTACTGGAGGAGCTAACACAACTGCTTTAACCCTTAGCAATACGCAAGCCGCTACTTTTGCGGGAACTTTAACTACAGCTTCTCAAGGCATTGCTTTTGCTTCATTACCAACTGGTTCTATATTGCAAGTAGTTAATCCAGGGCCATTTGTATCAGCATCTACGACCACCTCAACAACTTTACAACTATCAAATGTAACTGCATCTATTACACCTAAATTTTCAACTAGCAAAATATTGGTTCTTGCATCTTGTGCTATTTATATTGCTGAAAATGGTCAAGGTCAAGTTTATTATTATGGTAGATGTTCTTTAGCTAGAGGTTCAACACAGTTAATAGAAGCAAGAATGAACATTAATACTGGGTCTACAGCTATAACTGATGGCGGAGTTAATTTGCCAATAATGTATTTAGATTCTCCAGCAACAACAAGTTCAACAACATACAACATATATATTTCAGCCCTAAACGCTTCTTTTTCTATAGGAATTAATTCAAATGCTCCTTCTACGCTTACTTTAATGGAGATAGCAGCATGAGTTTAACAACAGAACAAACACAAGCTATATTTCAACTATATCCAACAGTAGTAGTGGTTCGTGGCGATGTTGCTTATGATGTTAACGGCAATGAAGTAACTTATGATTTGGTTGCGGTTCAAGCCCAAGCGGATAAAAATTCTTGTAAAACTCAAGCTATTACGATATTAAACGCTACAGACTGGACTTCTATCGCCGATGTTGCAGATCCTACATATACGCCTTATCTAATGAATCAAACAGAATTTAAACAATATAGAGCTGTTGTTCGCAACTATGCTGTTAACCCTGTAGTTGATCCTGTATTTCCTCCTGCGCCAACTGAACAATGGAGTTCTTAATATGACGCTTATTCTTAACGGAACAGATAATGCTGTAGGAAGCCCAGCGGTTCAAGGTGGTACTGGCGGAACCTCAACGGGCGTTTATTATCCATCGGCTAATGCTATTGCTATTTCAACTGGCGGCGTAAATGCGTTAACAATTTCTAGCACACAAGCAGCTACTTTTGCTGGTGGGGTTACTGTTCCTGCGGCTGGTATTACATTCTCTGATAGCACGACTATTACATCCCATGCAAACCCAAACGTAACCGTATACACAAGTAGTTCTGGAAACTATACAACTCCAACAGGCGCTAAGTATTTAGTAGTTGAAATGGCTGGTGGCGGAGGCGGTGGCGGCGGTTCTGGAACAGGAAATCAAACTGGTGGCGGCGCTGGTGGAAGCACCACATTCGGTTCGTCATTTTTAACTTGTACTGGCGGCAGCGCAACTACAAATCCAAATATTGCTTCTGGTGGTGGAACTGGAACAATAGGTGCTGGTGCATCTGGTTTAGCGTTAACTGGTGGAAGTGGGTTTGGTTCTGGAGCAACATCTGTTTCTCAGTCAGGAGGCGCTGGGGGCATGAATCCGTTTGGAGGCGCAGGAACTTGTGCTTATTACAATACTAATGGTGGCGCAGGAACGGCAAATACTGGCGCTGGTGGTGCTGGTGGATCAATGAACTCTGCTGGAACTTATGCTGGTGCAGGCGCAGGCGCTGGTGGTTATCTTAAAGCAATTGTAACTACCCCTTCCTCAACTTATTCTTATGCTGTTGGTGCTGGTGGTACTGCTGGTGGCGCAGGAACAAGCGGGAATACAGGTGGCGCAGGTGCAGCAGGTGTAATTATTGTCACTGCTTATTTCTAGGAATTTATTATGACACAAAGATATGCAATCATTGATGGTATTAACGTCATCAACGTTATTGATTATGACACGCCGCCCTCTAACCCTCCTCCGGGGTTTGATGAACCTATTATTGCCGTTCAAAGCGATACAGCAGGTCCGGGATGGACTTATGTTGATGGGCAATTTATTGCTCCCCCAGTACCGGCCCCAACTCCTGAAGAACTTATTGCTCAATGCAAACAAACAGCAACAGCAACTTTAAATTCAACAGATTGGACATCTATTCCTGATGTGGCTGACCCATTAAAGTCAAACCCATATCTGATAAACCAAGCTGAATTTATTGCCTATAGAAGTATAGTTAGAGGATACGCAGTAAACCCAGTAGTAGATCCAGTATTTCCTACAACACCAACCGAACAATGGAGTTCATAATGTCTTATTACGCACAATGTTTTCCAACCGCAAATGCAAATTCATCAACATTTACCGTAGCTCAAGTATTATCTGCGGACGAATCTTTTGTTGCTGATCTGCCCGGCCTATGGAAACAAACCTCTTACAACACTTACGGCAATGTGCATTACGCACCAAGTCCTCCTGCTGAACCCCGTACTCCTGATGGTGGCATTCCTTTACGGGCTAACTACGCAGGTATTGGATATACATATAACTCATATGATGATGTTTTTTATGCACCCCAGCCTTACCCATCATGGATTTTAAATACTTCCACTTGGCTATGGGAAGCTCCAGTACCTTATCCTACAGATGGTGGTTCTTATTATTGGGATGAAGCAACCCAATCTTGGGTTTTAATGCCTACACCTTGAACATAGATGTCATCCATAAATGCTGTTCTTGATCCACAAGTTGGCTTGCTCGTTACATCGGGCGACAACACATCTACACTTGCGTTTCAAACCAATGGATCTAATGCAGTTGTTATAGGATCAAGTCAAACCATCAACTGCACTGCAAACACAGCAGTTTTATTGCCAGTAGGTACAGAAGCACAAAGACCAGTATCACCAGTCAATGGATCAATTCGGTACAACACAACATCCAGTGGTCTTGAAGTCTACGCCAATAACACTTGGTCATATATTGTTGGGGGTGTCTATACAGCTTCATACTTAATTGTTGCCGGTGGAGGTGGTGGTGGCTCAGTATCAACTGGCGGTGGTAGGGGTATGGGCGGTGGCGGTGCTGGTGGTTTTTTAACTGGAACTACAACATTATCTTCAAAATCAGTTTATACAATTACTGTTGGAGCTGGCGGAACTGGTGGAAATAACGGTGCCGCTGGTAATGGCGGTAATTCTTCAATTACTGGATTAACTATAGCCATAGGTGGTGGAGGTGGTTCTAGTGGGGCTACAGCAACAGTTGGTGGCTCAGGTGGTGGAGGGTATTCTCAAACCTCTCCCGGAGAATCTGGTGCAGCAGGAACATCTGGTCAAGGTAATGCTGGAGGTAGTGGTCTTAGCGCTGGTGGTGATGGTGGTGGGGGCGGTGGTGGAGGTGCTTCTGCCGTTGGTGGAAACGGTACAACATCACCTTCTGCAGCGGGTAATGGTGGAGCTGGCAATGCTTCATCAATTACAGGAACATCTGTAACCTATGCAGGCGGTGGCGGCGGTGGCTCTGGAGCAACTACTGGTGGTGGCACAGGAGGCTCAGGTGGCGGCGGTACAGGAGCAAATACTACGTCAAAAAATGGAACGGCTGGTACAACAAATCTTGGCGGTGGCGGCGGTGGCGCATCTTCAATTAGTAATGCGCCCGGAACAGGTGGTGCTGGTGGCTCAGGGGTTGTTATTTTGTCTATACCTACTGCAAGTTACACAGGAACTGTAACAGGAACTCCAACAGTAACGACATCTGGATCTAACACTATTGTGAAGTATACGCAGTCTGGAACATACACAGCATGACGACTAATATTAATTTCTCTTCTTCTGGAATGACGGAATCTGTTGATAAATCTGGATCTTTAGCTATTCAAACTGCTAACACAACAGCAATTTTATGCAACATTACATCTAATATTGTTTCATTTCCAACAACTGGATATTTAACTTTACCATCTGGAACCACTGCACAAAGACCCAGTTCTCCAGTTAATGGCATGATGAGATATAACACTACTTTATCTAAGGTAGAAGGTTATGCTAACAACTCTTGGGGTGTTTTCTAATGACTGCCATTATTAACGCCAACAACTCTGGAATCACCCAAACGGTTGACTTAACCGCTTCAGTTGCATTCCAAACCGCAAATACTAATGCTTTGTTAATAGACAGTACGCAAAATATTAACTGTGCATCAACCGCTGCGCTTATCGTACCAGCAGGAACAACAGCAAATAGACCAACTGCATCGTCAGGGATGTTGCGATACAACACATCTAATAGTGTGTTTGAAGCTTATTCAACTGGGAACTGGTCTAGTTTGACTCAAACATTTTTACCGGTAAATAGTGTTGCTCCTGTTATCTCAGGCACCGTTACTGTAGGACAAACCCTATCATCAACTACTGGTACTTGGTCAAATACTCCAACCAGCTATGGTTATCAATGGCGAGCTAATACAACCAATATTACTAACGCAACATCCAGTACGTTTGTCTTAACATCCACTCAAAACGGCGCAAACATGACCTGTAATGTAACTGCTATAAATGCAGCGGGTACAGCAAATGCCATAACATCTAATTCACTTGGTCCAGTTGTTAGTCAGTACACAGCAAACTTTTTAGTAATTGCTGGCGGTGGTGGCGGCGGTGGCGCTGGTGCGCCTTCGGGTCGTGGTGCTGGCGGTGGTGGTGCCGGTGGATATAGAACATCTGCAGGAACATCTGGTGGAGGTGCTGGTGCCGAAAGTTCCTTAACTCTAACTGCTGGAACAGTTTATACAATTACAGTAGGTGCTGGTGGTTCTGGTGGTACTGGACAGGGAAATAAAGGATCAGACGGAGGAACTTCAGTATTTAGCAGTATTTCATCAACTGGCGGTGGTGGTGGTGGTACCGCAGCATCACCTAGTGCAACTGTAGGAAATTCTGGTGGTAGCGGTGGTGGTACTGCTGATGCTGTAGATACGACTCGTAGCGGTGGCGCTGGAACAGCTAACCAAGGTTATGCTGGCGGTCAAAACACAGGCAATGCGTCTGAGGGAACAAATGGTTCTGGTGGTGGTGGAGCCGGTAGCCAAGGAACAGCAAACGCTGGAACTGGTAACGACAATACCCATCCTGCTGGCGGTAATGGTGTAGCATCTTCTATTACTGGAAGTTCTGTAACTCGTGGCTCTGGTGGTTCTGGCGGCGGTGCTAACGATTCGCAAAATGGTTCTAACGGAACAGTAAACTATGGTAACGCTGGCGGTGGTGGTTCTGGAACAGGTGGCTCAACTGCCATTGCTGGTGGTAACGGCGGCTCTGGTGTTGTTATTGTTTCCATCCCAACGGCAAGTTACTCAGGCACTACAACAGGATCTCCAACCGTTACAACAAACGGATCAAATACAATCTTAACTTATAACGCCTCTGGCACCTACACGGCCTAATTATGTTCGGATTCGTACCTTTCGCTTCGGCCCCCTTTGCAGATACTGGTGCAGGTTCTGTTTCAGTAAATGTTAATGTTACTGGCGTTCAGGCGGTTGGCTATCTAGGCACTGCTAATGCTACTGGCGCAGCCAATGCTTATGTAACTGGCGTTCAAGCAGTTGGGCAAACCGGGACTTTAACAGTTAAAGAAGGTGTTGGTGTTCTTTTAACTGGTGTTCAAGCTGTTGGTCAGGTAGATACTGTTACAACCGCTGCTTCAGCAAATGTATTCTTAACTGGGGTTCAGGCAGTTGGATATTTAGGTACTGCAAGCGTTACAGGTACTGCGGTAGTTAATTTAACGGGCGTTCAAGCGGTAGGATATGTAGGCACTGTAACCACTCAAGCTGGCGCAGTAGTAAATCTTACTGGCGTACAGGGCGTAGGACAAGTTGGTACTGCCACAACTACCGCAGGTGCAACAGTAAATCTTACTGGGGTTCAAGCCCCAGCACAAGTAGGTACCGTAACGGTTAAACAAGGCTCTGGGGTCAATGTAACAGGCGTACAAGCCGTAGGGCAAACTGGAACTACTAGCGTCACAGGAGATGCCGTAGTCAATGTAACAGGCGTTGTAGGGGTTACTCAACTAGGAACGGCTTCTGCTACTGCGGGGGCAAATGTCTACCTAACAGGCGTTCAGGCTGTAGGAAAGGTTGGCACGGTAACCACCGCAGCAAATGCTAATGTCTACCTAACAGGCGTTCAGGCTCAAGGACAGGTTGGGTCAGTTAGTACTACAGCAAGCGCAGCAATCTATTTAACGGGCGCTCAAGGCATAGGACAGATTGGGCAAGTAACTGTTAGATTAACCCAAAATATCCGTGTTACAGGTGTTGAGGCCATTGGATATATAGGTACAGTAACAACTGTAGCCAATGCTAATATCTACTTAACAGGCGTTCAAGCACGAGGTATAATCGGGCAAGTACTAGTTTGGGGTCAGATTCCAGATGTGCCTGACCCTGGCTGGACAGATATAGACGATGATTCAGGATCTGGTTGGAGTCAAATTGATGACTTAGAAACCACAAATTGGGAACTTATAGCAGCATAAAGGAAAATAAATGCCATCAACCTATTCAACATCGCTCGGATTAGAGCTTATCGGTAACGGTGAACAAGCCGGTACATGGGGTACAACCACCAATAACAACCTTGGAACCTTATTAGAGGCTGCTATTGCTGGCGTTGAGTCAATTACCTTAACTGGAGGTAACTATACTTTAACTGACTATAACGGACTTCCAGATCAAGCTCGTAGCGCTGTATTAGTTTTTGGGGGTTTATTAGCTGCCCCGTGCAATGTTATTGCTCCAGCAGTAGAAAAGACCTATATTGTTCGTAACTTTTCAAATGCTACAGTAACAATTAAAACTGCTTCTGGAAACGGCGTTGCTATTGCAAATGCTGCAAGCGAAGTAATCTTCTGTAATGGAACCGATTTTTTTAGCGCTACACAGTTTAACTATATTGATGGTGACTTAACTGTTACTGGTAATGCTTCTGTAGGAAAAAACTTAGTAGTGTTAAAAAATGCTTCTTTCAGCGAAAACATATACGCCAACTCAAGTACTCGGCAAATCTTTTTACCAACTGGAAACACCGCATCTCGTGCTGCTACAGGACAAAATGGATTATTGCGTTACAACAGTGAATCTCAAATATATGAAGGCTATGCAAATGGCGTATGGTTACGCTTTATAACGGCTCCTCAAGGCCAATACACAATTGAATTTCTTGTTGTTGGCGGTGGTGGCGGTGGCGGTCAAGCTGGTAATCCACAGGCTGGTGGAGGTGGTGGCGGTGGTTTAACTGCTGGATCATTTACTGCTTCTCCAGCCGGTGTATATACAGCAACTGTTGGTGCTGGTGGTGTTACAAGTGGCACAGGTACATCTTCTTCATTGGTTGGTCAAGGAACTGGATTAGGTGGTGGTGCCGGCGGTAACTCGGAAGCAAACGGAGGCACTGGTGCATCAGGCGGTGGCGGTGGCGCACGGGCCAATGGCGGATCTGGTACGTCTGGTCAAGGTAATAATGGTGGTAACGGTAACTTTGACGGTGGCGGTGGCGGTGGTGGTAATTCTGGATTAGGTGGTAGTGCTACTGGAGTTGCAGAAGAGGCCACTGGTGGAGCTGGTGGAGCTGGTACATATAACAGTACATCAGGCGCATCTGTAGCCTATGGTGGTGGCGGAGGTGGCGGATCTGGTACTGCTGGCACTGGCGGAGTTGGTGGCGGAGGTAGTGGAGGTGGTATTAGAGTTGGAGCGCATCCGGTTGCTGGAGGTGCAAACTTAGGGGGCGGTGGCGGTGGTGGAGTTATAGGTGACTCCGGTGGTGTTGGTGCTAATGGTGGTACTGGTGTAGTTATTCTAAAGATTCCAACAGTTAACTATTCTGGAACTGTAACCGGAAGCCCAGCCGTTACAAGCGGCGGTTCTTATACCTATGTAAAATTTACTGGATCTGGAACTTACACAGCATGATTATAGAAACTCAAGCCCAAGATATTCCCGGCAAAGATGCGGATTGCGCAACTAAAATAGAAATCCTTTGCCCAAACTGCAATCGAGATGTAGATGAAGCCGAATTGGTGGCACTAGTATGCAATGATTGTGGTGCCGATTTATCTAACCCTGAACAACATGTAGCAGTTGCAGTTACTTCCGTGCCTGTTATTGGCATTACTTGGTAGCATGAAACGCAGCGTTAAGGGTGCGATGCACTCAAAGACCATGTGGTTTTCTCTTGCGTTAATGGTGGTTGGCGCTGTATATGAGAACTTTTCTTATTTACAGAACATTATTGACCCCAAGTACTATGGCATTATTTTAATGTCTGTTGGAGTTGTTTGTGCAATTTTGCGGTTTTATACAACCTTACCTTTGGACGAAAAATGAACTATTTAATTTACGCCTTAGTGTTAGTACCTATTAACTTAATTGGTACGGTTTTAACTTTCCCTTTAGCATTCATTATCGGCATTATGTATTCAACCCAAATTGGTTGGTGCAACAATGCTACGGTCTGGCAATCAGGCCCACGCCTATTCTCTTTCTTGTCATGGTTCCAAACGCCCGATAATAGCTTAGACGGTGATCAAACCTTTAGGGCAGAACATAACCCTTGCTGGTGGTCAAAAGTTCAATGGCTGTGGCGTAATCCGTTTTACGGCTTTGATGTCAAGTTTATTGATGGATCTTCTGGTATGAGCTATCAGGGCGATATTAACTGCAACGAAACCCACGAAGGCACTATCCGTGTAGAAGGTCATAATTTATGGCAGTACAACTCATACCATTATGTTTTTGGCAAGATGATGATTTTAAACTTTGGGCATAACATCCGTGCCTTAGTTGATCCTGCTTTTATTACTCCAGACCAATGGCACGACAATACAGCGCTGATTAAGAACTTTCCAGCTACTTTTGCATTCACTATTAGGTTTGTCTAATGTTCGGACTAACGATACCAATTCAGTTTTACATATACGCTGCGCTGGCTTTGGCTGCAATTGGCGGTATTGGCTACGGTAAGTACGAGTCTGTTAAGTACGATGCCTATGTATCCAAGGTTGAACTAGCTGCTAAAGAGCAGGAAATGATTAACAAATCAAAGGCTAAAGAAGCCGCTCAAGTTAATGAAAAGGTAAAAAATGACTATGAAAATCGTATCGCTCTTATTAAGCGTACTTATGGTGGGATGCGCCTCTCCAGTACCAATCAAACAGGCACAATTTCCGCTGCCACCAACCCAACTGATGGCACCCCCGCCGACCCTAAATTTATTGAAAAATGTGCAATAACTACGCAACAGTTGGTATCGCTACAAGGATGGCTTAGCGAGCAGATAGGCATTTTTAATGCAAAGTAATTTCCATAGGTCTTTGCTCCTGTTGTTACAGCATGAAGGTGGCTACAGTAATCACAGCCAAGATCCAGGAGGCATGACAAATCTTGGTGTAACTGCTAAAGTATGGGAGAGTTGGGTTGGACATCCTGTTGATGAGAAGCAGATGCGGACGCTAACTCCAGATGATGTTGCACCTTTATATAAAAGGAAGTACTGGGATGCTTGCAGAGCTGATGAGCTTGTATCTGGTCTTGATTACGCTGTTTTTGACTGCGCTGTTAATTCCGGGGTCGGGCGTTCTGTTAAATTGTTGCAGGGTTGTGTTGGGGTTACTGCTGACGGTGGTATTGGCCCGACTACTATGGCTGCCGTAAAGCAAGTTGCAACGACTGGTCTTATAGAAGACTTCTGTGATGCTCGGCTTAACTTCTTGCGGACATTAAGTACTTGGCCTACTTTTGGTAGGGGTTGGGAAAAACGAGTCAATGAAGTAAAAGAAGAATCACTGAAGATGGAAGCTTAATATGCCGTTACAAAAGATACAGTTAAGACCAGGATTAAACCGAGAAGGTACGGACTACTCTAACGAAGGTGGTTACTTTGACGGTGATAAGATTCGTTTTCGTTCTGGTTTTCCAGAGAAGATTGGCGGCTGGCTGCGTTTAAGCGCAAATAAATTCTTAGGTGTTGCTCGTTCTATTTGGAATTGGGCTACTTTAGTTGGATACAACTACCTTGGTATTGGCACAAATCTTAAGTTTTATATTGAATCTGGTGGGTACTATTATGATATTACTCCTATTGTTGATAGAGCAACCTATAACAATACGATCTCTACTGGATTTACAACATTAGTATCTAATGTCACAATCAATACAACTACAATCTCGTTAACAAATGCCGCTTATTTTGCGCCACAAGCAGGTGTAATGAAGATTGATAGTGAGCAGATTTATTACAACAGCATTACATCAAATGTAGCTGTTAATTGTATTCGTGGTTTTAACAACACAAATGCTGCTACGCATACTGCTGGCGCTAACATAGCAAGCGGATATTTTCAGTTTTTTGATGCTAATAATATCTCTAACTCTAGAGACTTTTTAATTTTATCTAACTGCACAGCAGTTGGTGGTTTAACGGCAAATGTCCTTAACCAAGAACATCAGGTATTTGAATATAATTCAAGCTATTGGTATGCACCAGCTTTAACTACTGCAGACAATAATTTAAGTAATATTACTTTTACTACATCTAAAGTAAACGGCGGTGGCGGTAACAACATTACTGTGGAATACTTAGTTCCAGTTGGTTTGGATGTATTTACATTAGGCAACGGCTGGGGCGCTGCTCCTTGGGGTTTCTACGGATGGGGCAATGCTGCGCCTCAAACAGTAGGTTCTCAATTACGCCTGTGGTCTGCAGATAACTATGGCGAAGATTTAATCTTTGCGCCTCGTGGCGGACAAATATATTATTGGGATGCTGCTTTAGGTACACAGTTTAGAGGTCAAAAACTATCGGCTCTAGCTAATGTAGCGGTAGCTACTAGTGGGCAGTGGGTTCCAAATGTAACAAACGAAGTTGTGGCTTCTGATATTCAGCGGTTTGTTATCGCTATGGGTGCTAATTCTTATGCTGTTGGAGAGCCATTAACTCCATTTGATCCTATGCTGGTGCGTTGGTCTGACCAAGAAGACCCATATCAATGGGTTCCTGAAATCACTAATCAGGCAGGCGAATTCCGCCTATCTCATGGTTCTTATATTGTTACCTCAATTAATACTCGTCAAGAGATTTTGGTATATACAGATTCAACCCTGTATTCTATGCAGTATCTTGGGCCTCCCTATGTTTGGGGATTTACTGTATTAATGGATAACATTTCTATTATGGGTCCAAACGCAGTAATTACTGTAAACAACGTTACTTACTGGATGGGTACAGATAAGTTCTACATGTATTCTGGTCGTGTAGAAACGCTTCCTTCTGCACTGCGTCAATATGTATTTTCCGACATTAACAAAGACCAATCTTGGCAGGTAACTTGTGGAACCAATGAAGGGTTTAATGAAATTTGGTGGTTCTATTGCTCAGTAAACAGCACGGTTGTTGACAAGTATGTTGTCTATAACTACTTAGATCGTGTGTGGTATTACGGTTCTTTAAATCGCACTTCATGGTTAGACTCTGGTATTAGAATAAATCCTATGGGTGCATTTATTAATGGTGCTGATGACCTTGGAAATCCAACAGGAACTATTGTGTATCATGAACTTGGCAGCGATGATGGGTCTACTGCAACCACTTTGCCAATAGTATCTTATGTCCAGTCTTCTGACTTTGACATTGGAGATGGTCATAACTTTGGCTATGTCTGGAGAATGTTGCCCGATATTAACTTTAACGGGTCAAATGTTAACCAGCCTAGCGTTACGATGCAATTGCGTCCACGCCAAAACAGCGGTACAAACTATGGCTCGGCAGATTTAAACCCCGTCCAAAGCGCCAACAATTTTACTAATGTTCCTGAATATACGGTTCAAGAGTTTACAGGACAAGTATATACCCGTCTTCGTGGTCGCCAAATGGCTATGAGAGTCTACTCTGATGGGTTAGGAGTGTCTTGGCAGATGGGTACCCCACGCATTGATATTAAACCGGATGGACGACGTTAATGCCAGTTGATTTAAAATCAGGGGCATTAATACCGCCAAAAGCACCGAACTTACCTATCGGTCCGGTAGACTATTCCCAGCAATATCAAGATCAATTTACGAACGTATTACGCCTATACTTTAACCAGCTTGATAACTTTGCATCAGGGGTTGGTGGCACAAATGGTGGTTCATATTTAAGGTTTCCGTTTATTGCGGCACAAGATACCACCGCACAATACGCAACTGCTAACAATACAGCAACAATAGTGTTGTGGAACACTTTAAGCAATGGCTCTGGCTTTACATTAAACGCTAATAGCACGGCAACTGCAGAGGTTTCTGGCATATATAAGATTACCTATAGCCTTCAATTTGCTAACAATGATAATGCCCAGCATGATTCTGTTGTTTGGTTAAGAACGAATGGATCAGATATAGCTAGTTCATCTACTATTTTTAGTTTGCCAGCTCGTAAAAGCGTTGGTGTTCCGGCATATATTTGTGGCTATTCAGAGGTAGTATTTCCGTTACATGCTGGGGATAATGTTGGGCTTTGGTGGGGTACGGATCAGGCGGCTAACGCTACTACAAGAGTTGGCAACTATATTTTCTACCAAGCAGCCCAAACAACCCCTATGGCATACCCCGCAGTTCCCTCAGCTATTGGTTCTATAACCTTTGTATCAGCGCTAACAACATGATAAACTCTACTAAATTCGTCCTTAAAGGCTATATATGGGCATAGAATCGCTCCTTCAACAGAATACCCCAAATACTAATTCAACTGGAATTGGCGATTCAGGACGGTTTAACTTTATGGATAAGGGTATGTACCCTATGAGTCAGATTGACCGTAGTTACTATGCTACCCCATCACAACTACCATTAGCCGCCCAAACTGCTACTGCTGACTATGACCCATCTACCAACCCTTTGACTGGTGAACCTACATCTCGTTTTGCAAGGGGCGGTATTGCTGCACTGCGGTTTGCTGGTGAAGACGGTAGCCAAGTAGAAGAACAGCCATCATGGGATCCAGAGTCTGGACAAGTAAAGCTACAAACAATTCCAAAGCAAGGTGACCGAGACGGGGAAGCACAAGTTACTGATTACAAAATCCCTAAAGATCAAATTAGGGATTTTGCTTCGTTTAACGATCCGGAGACTGGTAAGTTTTCTGGGGCTGCCTATACCATGAAGGACGGTTCTACCTTAGGCGTTGATAAATACGGCATTGTTCAACAAGCTACCCCCAGCAGAAATGATTACAAGTTAAATGAGCAAGGCTATTATCAGCCAGTAGGTGCAAACCTTACTTGGGATGGCGGACTTAACCAGCTAACCAAAAAAATTGGTGGAGTTGATGTGCTGGTACCTGGACAATTCCACAAAGGTGGATATCAGGATGACAAAGGTAACCTGCGTGTAGATGAAAACGGCGTTCCAATTCCCTTGCTTCCAAATTATTTAGATAGTGGCATGGGTAAAAGTGGATTAGCTGATGCTGCTCCTTATATTACCGCCGCAATGATGGCTGCCGCAACGATGGGTGCCTCTGCCCCTGCTAGTGCAGCAATGCTTGGTGGAGAAGCTGCATTTGCTGGTATGGTTCCAGCGTCTGAAACATTACTTGGATCTATGGGATATCTTGCTCCTGCTGCAACAAGCGCTTCCGCATTTACACCCGCAGAAATTCTTGGTGGAGCTGGCGGAACATATGCGCCAACTGCTGGTAGTGGCGCTAGTTTTATGTTGCCAGAAGCAGCCTCATCAATAGCTCCAACAGTAGCCAATGTTGCACCAGGAACTGCCGATACACTCTTAAATACAACAGCATACCAATCAACCGTTCCGCAAATGGTAGGAGATGCTACAAGCATTGCCCCTCAGATGGGTCCTACTTATGCAGAATTAGGTTATCAAGGTGCTGGAGCCAAATCAACTGCAGATGCAATTGCCGCAGCAGATGCCGCATCTAAAGCCGCCTCTCTTAATACCGCTGGTATGAATACATATCAAAAGCTAATGGCTGGTTCGTTGGCAATGAAAGCTTTGGGTGGCTCAGGAGGTAGCGCTGGAGGTGGAGGTAGTGGCTCTGTACCATATAGCACTACAACGACTACATCAGTGCCTCAACAACAGTACCCCCAACAAAATTATCCTCAGCAACAACAGCTTGTTATGTCGCCTTATATGACACCAATGAATACTAGCGGTGCAATGTATAACCCACTGATATATAGCTATAATACTCGTCGTGCAGCTCAGGGCGGTGTGATGTATGGAAATGGTGGCGGAATATCTACGCTTGGTTCATACTCTGATGGTGGGCGTCTATTAAAAGGTCCAGGCGATGGCATGTCAGACAACATCCCAGCCAAAATAGGACAACATCAGCCAGCAGCTTTGGCGGATGGAGAATTCGTGGTTCCAGCAGATGTAGTGAGTCATTTAGGTAATGGCTCTACAGACGCTGGTGCTAAACAGTTGTACAAAATGATGGATCAGATTCGTCAAGCCCGTACTGGCAGAAAAAGTCAGGGCAAGAAAATCAATCCAAATAAATTTTTACCAAAGGAATAAATTATGGGTTTGTTAGACGGAATATTTGGCTCAAGTGATTTGCCATCAAGCCCTACATCTCAAGGCACACAGACTACTGCGCAGACTTCTACGCCGACTATTCAGCCGTGGGCGCAACCATACATCAGCAACTATCTAAATGCTACTCAGAACCTTATTGCTAATCAGCAGACTCCAGCGCTATTAAATTCTTCTTATATAGATGCGGCTAACTTAAAGCTTCCTGGTGGATTTGCTTCTGGTTCGGCTTTAGCACAAGCTGGTGGACAAGGATCTTTAAGTACAGCTCCTATTGCCTTACAGTATGGTCAGCGTGGCGCCCAATATGGTGAGCAAGGAACTAAGTACGGTGAAGCTGGTGCCGCTATGGGTACTGCTGCTAGCCGTGTTGGTGACATCTATGCACAAAATGCTACTAGTCCATCGACTATGCAAGCGTACATGTCTCCTTATCAGCAGAATGTAACAGACTGGACTAAAGAACAAGCCATTCGTGACTATCAAATTCAAGCTCCGCAGATGGCTGCTCAAGCCGTTGGGTCTGGAGCATTTGGCGGTAATCGTTTGACATTGCAGCAGTCAGAAGCTAATCGTGGTTTGCAAAATCGCTTAGCTGGTATTGAAGCAACGGGTCAACAAGCAGCTTTTGAAAAAGCTCAACAAGCTCAACAGTTTGGCGCTCAGCTTGGATTGCAAGGTCTACAAGCTGGTATGCAAGGGCAGCAAGTTGGCTTAGCTGGTCTTGGCACCGCAATGCAAGGTGAGCAAGTTGGATTACAAGGCGTTAGTGG